AAGCGTTCGCGGACTACATTACTCGCATCTTCTTGAAATACCGCAAAGAAGACCGTGACCCCCTCGACGCCGAAGACAAGGACGCCGACCTGTGCTTGAAACAGTCGAATGCCCGCGAGATGTTTCCCTACCAGAAGCTGATTCGCGAGTACTTGATGATCGAGACGCCGTATCGTGGCATTCTGCTGTATCACGGTCTGGGGTCCGGCAAGACCTGCACGTCCATCGCCGTTGCCGAATCGCTGATGAGCTACAAGAAGGTGTATGTGCTGACTCCGGCCTCTCTTCAACAGAACTATCGGTCTGAGCTGCGAAAGTGCGGCGACCCTATCTACGCCTTTGAACAGCACTGGCGTGAGAAGGCATTGAATGAGCAGTCCCGAGCCGAGGCCAAGGCATTGTCCATCTCTGACGGATTCCTGGACCGGAATGGCAAGTTTTTCGTGACTGTGGCGGGTGAGAACCCGAACTACAAGGACCTGCCCAAGACAGCTCAGGATATCATCAAGGGCCAGATCGAGGATATCATCGGACAACGCTTCAATTTTATCAACTACAACGGACTGTCTAGCAAGAACATTGATACCTTTGTTCCGAAACCCGACGCCGAAGGGACGTTCCCCGAGAATCCGTTCAACAATTGCGTGGTCATTATCGACGAGGTTCATAACCTGATTTCGCGTATCGTCAATTCCTCTGAGATTGCTCGCCGACTCTACGATGCGGTGTACAAGGCCACCGACTGCAAGATTGTCGGGCTGTCAGGCACGCCCGTGATCAATCGCCCCAACGAGATTGCGTATCTGATGAATCTGCTGCGTGGACCCATCGAGCGGGTGACCATTCCCTTTGCCAAGGCAGCGTCATGGGACGAGGAGAAAATGAAGACGGCGTTCAAGGCATTGCCTGACGTGGATACAATCGAGTTCAATGCGGTGAAGAAGTATGTGCTGATTACTCGCAACCCTCCTCATTTCCGGTCGGTGTACAACGAGGCAGGTGACCGCATTGCCGTGCAGTACAAAAAGGACATTCCCTTTGTTCCTCTGGCCATGGACTGGGTCAAGACCTGGGACAAGAAGATAACCGGAGAGATTGGTGCCGAGATTGCGGTTGACCGCGTGACGACTGAGAATCTGGAATGCTTGCCCACCAAGTTTGAGGAGTTCGCAAGCACGTTTCTCGATGGACTGAACATCAAGAATCCCCTGCTGTTCGGTAAGCGTATCCAGGGCTTGGTGTCGTATTTCAAGGGTGCCGATGAGCGGTTAATTCCCAAACGCGTGGAGGACGACAAGATGCTGGAAAAGGTCATCATGAGCTCTGAGCAATTCACACAGTATCTCGACGTCCGCTTTCAAGAAATCAAGGCGGATGCGAGGAAGGCGTTAAGCATGAACGATGACGGCGGGTCGTATCGTGTGATTTCTCGTCTGGCCTGCAACTTTGCGGTGCCTCCCGAGTTGAAGGCCTTGACCAAGAAGGTGGAGACCGAGTACAAGGAAACCGATGTTCCCGACAAGCCCGAGATTCTGGCGGCCTTGAAGGCTCAGCCGGACAAATATCTGACGGCCAAGGCGTTGGAGCAGTATAGTCCTAAGCTGTTGAAGATGCTGACAAACGTGGAGGCAACCCGCGGTGCCGGTGCCGAGTGGCCCAACCAGTTCGTGTATTCGCAGTATCGCCAGCTGGAAGGACTCGGTGTCTTTGCCGCTATTCTGGATGCGAATGGGTGGCAGCCGTATAAGATCACCAACAAGAACGGACAGTGGCAGGAAGACGAGATGGCCGACAAGCCAGCATATGCCTTCTTCTCCGGCGAAGAGAAGGAAGATCAGCGTGAGCTGATGCGTCAGATTCTTAACAATCGCTACGAGAACAGCTTTCCGCCCAGTCTGAAGACGAGCATTGAGAAACGCGGTAAGAAGTTGCTGTGCATGCTAATGGCCACGTCAAGTGGTGCCGAAGGTATCACACTAGCCAATGTCCGCCACGTTCACATCATGGAGCCGCACTGGACTCCGGCTCGTCATGACCAGGTTATCGGGCGTGCCATTCGCATCTGTTCCCACGCAACCCTGCCGCTCGACCAACGCACCGTCAAGATCAGTCTGTATATCTCCGTAATCTCGCCCACGCAATCCAAAGGTGCCGACGGACCGAACGTGGTGGCCGTTCGCAAATCGGACGTGGAGTTGAAGCGGTATGAAGGTGAACCAGCTGTGGAGACGTTCATGTCCACAGATGAATACCTGTATGAGAAGGTGTATGAAAAGGACAAGGTCAACCAGCGGATTTCCATTCTGCTGAAACAGTCGGCGGTGGATTGCGAAGTCCACCGCAAGCTCCACTCTCGCGAGAAGCCGGCTATTTCGTGCATGCGGTTCGATACCACCGCCACCGGCGAGGACCTGGCCTTCAAGCCGAACATCAAGTCCGATGATCTGGACGAGACGTATCTGCGGAACATGACTCGCAAGAAACGGCGGTTGCAGAAGTTGAAGATCAAGGACATTGTGTACTTCATGGACCCCGACTCGAAGGAGATTTTCGACGGTCAGGCCTTTGAGGACAATCAGCGGCTGTTACGTATCGGCACCAAGATCTCCGAGACGCAGATTAAATATTGGCTGTCCTGAGGTCGTCGAGCCAAACGCCGCACACGTCGCTCCAAGTCTTGAACTTCATCTCCAACGCCCGAGCCTGCATCGTGATATAGTTCTCCATCACCGCGTCCATCGCATCGGCCACGTGATTCGGGTCGAAGGACGGTGCACTCAGGCCCAGAGGCATGGCTGCCGCCTGGTAGACAAGCGGTCCCGGACGAATGTACTGCGTGACTGTGGTTGGAAGGAAGGAACGATACGATCCCACATCCGTGACAATCTGGGGGGCACCCGTATACAGATGCTCGAGCTGGCACAGTCCGAAGCCCTCGCCGTCTGACGTGTTGATGCCAACGTCGGACATATTGTAAATCTGGTTGATGCCCTCGTCGCTCAGCGTGTTGGGCGGGGCCGTGTCCACAATCGCCATACGCTTGGCATACACATTCGGCTCCAGACCCGCACGGACAAGCTGGTCGTGGAAGATACGCTGAATATCGTAGTGAGCACCCTTCTGCGGGTCAACCGTTGTCACCATGAGAAGCCAGAGCGGCTTATCCGGATGACGACGCAGCAGCTCCACGAATCCCATGATGGTCAGGTCCTGACGCTTCCGCTGGCTGTTGCGATTGGCGTTCAGAAACACAATTGCCTCCGAGGGAAGACCCACATTCTTGCGGAGAGCCATGCGTGTCGCGGGCGGCAGACGAGAGAAGACAGTCGAGTCGATTGCATGCTCCATCACGCCCGGAAGGGGAATGTCTGTGCCATACTCTGCATACACCTTGGCCCACGCATCCGTGAAGCAATAGACCTTATCCGCCGCCTTGTTCAGCTCGGCCATCAGCGGTGGGGCGATACCGGTATACACCTGATCCACGTACAACCACAGCTTGTACGGCGTCTCACCCTTCTTGTACTTCATCGAGTTGATGAACCGTGCGATGATCATGGGGTCATTGTAGATCATGACCACGTCCGGCCCGACCATCTCCAGATACTCGTGGATCTTGTTGAACCCGAAGCCCTCCTCCTTCGGGTCCTCGTTGGCAGCTGCATCATAGGCGACGATTCCCTCGGGAACCTTGCGAATGTTCTTCCGCTCGGGGTGACGCTGAAACCCAAAGTGAAACGTCTTGACCTTCGGGGCAAGTGTGGCGGCCTGGGCCAGAAGATTGGAGACGACCTTTGAGTACCCGGTGGTCTGATCAACGTGAGTGCTAACGAGAACGAACCTCATTTGAGTGTATTCTCTCTGTTCTGTATAAATAGAATGCAGGTCAATTCTGCACAAGATTATCTGTCCAACCAGAAGCGTCGCATCATTGCCGCTACATTTACGCAGAACCCTCCTCCTGCCCACCGGAGGTACAATTACGTTGTCACAGCTGTTCTTGGGAACAAGGCGACGGTATACAACCGGTTCGTTGGACCGGCTACGCTTGCTCCGGGTCCGGTGGCCCCGGGAGGTAAGACGACGACATCGACATGCTGTCTGGCTGCCGGGGGTTCTTTGGTCTAAACAATCGTATAGATAAGATACAATGCCGGGCGGTTTAATGCAGTTGACCCAGGTGGGGGCCCAAAACCAACTGATTAATGGCAACCCCTCCATGACCCATTTCAGAGCCGTGTATCGTCGGTATACGAACTTTGCCATGGAATCCGTTCGCATGGACTTTTCCTCGGCAAACCTGGACTTTGGGGTAACGGCCAAGCGAACACTGAGTTGTCGCATCGACCGCTACGCACAGTTGCTCCACGACACGTACCTGTTTGTGACTCTCCCTGACATCTGGTCGCCAATGGTCGCCGTGTCAACATCCCCAGAGGGATATGACCCCGAATGCTCTGCGGTTGGGTATGAGTTTCAGTGGATCAAGAACATTGGCTACAACATGATTGACCGAGTGGACCTGGTCGCGAACAACGTGGTCATTCAGAGCCTGACGGGCGAGTGGCTCAAGATGTATTCGTATCTGACCCACGATGCTGCCAAGCGTCGCGTTGTGGACCAGATGGTAGGCAATGTGCCGGATATCTACGACCCTGCGAATGCATATGACCGTGTCAATCAATACCCCCACGCGGTCACGCCGGCTGCACTTCCTACGACGATGCCATTCACAACCATTCCCGAGCCATCCATTCGCTCTCGCCAGCTCGTGATTCCTCTTCACTTCTGGTTTGCGGAGAACCCGGGTATGGCTCTGCCCTTGGTGTCGATGCAGAACTCGGAGACGTACATCAATGTAACGCTGCGTCCTCTGAATGAGCTGTATACCGTGGTTGACGTGGTTCCTACGAGTTTGACCTATGGACAGCGCATTCAGCCCACGGGTTCGTATCCCATTGGACTGTTTTTGACTCCGCCGACCACAGCAGGTATCGCGTCCTCCGCGTCGGTCACCACCTTTTTTGCGAATCCGTATCTGGAAGGCAACTTCATCTACCTGACCGACATGGAGATGAACCAGCTTGCCACTGCCGACCAGACGTTCCTTCTCAAGCAAGTGACCCACGTTATTAAGGAGGGTCAGTATGGTGCAAACACGGAGCTGGAGATTCCCATGTTCAACATGGTGACACGCATCGTCTTCACTGCCCAGCGGTCAGACCGGATGACGACAAACGACTGGGACAACTACACCAATTGGTCCAGTTCGAACCGCGCCCCTTTCTCGGCTATATCCGGAAGTAAAGGCGACCTGCTGTATTCGTCCGGACAGTATCAAGTGTCCTCGGTATCTCCGCGTGATGCCATTGTCGATGGCCAGCTTCTGTTTGATGGCAATGAACGGTTCAAGACGAAACCAAAGGCGTACTTCTCGCTTCTCCAGCAGTACAAGCATACGACGGGTGAGCAGCCGTCTACGCTCCCCGGTGTGTACATGTACTCGTTTGCCCTCAACAATGACCAGTATCAACCCAGTGGTGCAGTGAACGGCTCCAAGATTAACAAGGTTGTGCTTCGCGTTTCTCTGCAGCAGCCCTTACCCGTCAGCGTGGTGTCTGCGGCACAGGGCGTAGTCTGTATTCTGAAATCGACCGCACTCAGTCAGAACCCAGTGATCATTCCGCCAGGTGACCTCCTTCCGCAGGCCGATGGCACGTATCTGTACACGCCTGACCAAGTGATTTCAATTGTTCCCTCGGTTGCGAACAACAACATCATCTTTTCGTACACGTATACCGTCGGCGTGTACGTTGAGTCCATCAATTACCTGCGTATCGTAAGCGGACTTACAAATCTCGTATTTGCTACTTAACAATGGGTGAGGTCAAGTTGACGAAGGCCGAGTACATTGTCGGCACGCAGACTCTCGATGTGATGGATCTCCTCGAAAAAATCAAAGATGAAAACTACGGGGCGATTGAACTCCCGATGGCCAAGCTGGACGAAGACCTCCGGAAAGACAACCGTATTACAACGCCCGCGGATGCGGAAGCCTTGCGGTTGACTCCGCCTCGGTTGGTTGTAGACTATGTAGACGAAAAGGGCATCCCCCACCACATTGAAAAGACCGGGGCTGCTCAGGCTGCACCGCTTCCTCCCGCAAAGGAGAAATTCGAAGATGGAAAGGATACGGTTGCCATCGGTGGGCGTTCAACGTTCGGCCGACTGATTCAGACTCCGTATGAGATCTTCAAGGACATGGGAATGTTCGCAGCAAGGGGGTCCTTTCTCTTCGGCTTCGCACTCTTCTGGACGGTGGTGGTTATCTGGACATATACGCAGTGGACGTACATTTGCATTGAACTCACACCGCTCGAAGGAGCTGCAGGAAACCCGAACGAATACACCACGGAGAACCTTGGCATCTTGTCCAAGTACATCGTTGGTCTGACTGCACTGGCTATGGGTGCCCTTGCCGCACTCTGCGAGTATTTGAAGATCAATGACGTGATCGCACGGTATCTTAAAAGCCCGCCGGTGTATGGATGGCTGATGCGTGGGGTTATGACAATCACAAGTGGGTTCGCACCGATTGCGGGCTTCTTTCTTCAGTTGATGTTTTGGTTCACCGTGGTTCGGCCGATTGAAGCATTGAAGAAGAACCCTGCTCCAACCAAACTATCGGACAGTTTCTCGAAACTCATGCCAATGTAGTATAAGGATGCTGATTCAACTCCCCTGGTTGGTCGCGGGTCTGTTAAGTGGATTCGTGATAGGAACCGTCTTTATTCCGCCAACACGCAAGTCAGCGGAGCTCCCGAAGCCAGGTGACCGCGGAGTGTTTCACACAGAGACCGGGTGTGTTCGGTTCGAGGCCACAGAGGTTCCATGCACGGCGGAACCTGACTCACTGAATCTCCTCGCATCTCAGAAGTAATGAAGGTGCCGATCACCAACGTGCTTCATCGCGGAGCACCCTTTTTTT